ACAATCGGCTAAAGAACAGGAAGAAGAAGGCTCTGACCAATGGTACTGGAAGATTGCCAAGGCTAGTGAGACGAAACTGGTGAAAGATGAGGAACTGGAAGCTGCTAAGTTACAGATGACACCTGAGCAGTATGAGCAAGAGTATGAGTGTTCTTTTACGGCTGCTATAATTGGTGCGTATTATGGGAAGTTATTGGCTGATGCTGATGATAGTGGCAAGATTACCAGGGTTCCATACGATCCTGCGTTGCCAGTTCATACGGCTTGGGATTTAGGTATTAATGACTCGACTGCTATTTGGTTTGCACAAGTGTATAGAGGGGGTGCTGTTAATGTTATTGACTATTATGAGAATAGTGGCGTTGGCTTGGACCATTACGCTGAAGTATTGCGAAAAAAAGATTATCACTGGGGAGATCATCTTGCTCCACATGATATTGAGGTTCGAGAACTGGGTAGTGGGAAATCGAGATTAGAGACGGCTTTTAGCTTGGGTATACGCTTTAAGGTGATACCTCGAATGAAAATTGCTGACGGAATCAATGCTGCTAGAATGATGATACCTAAATGCTATTTTGATAGAGACAAATGTGCTGAAGGATTGGAAATGTTGCGACAGTATAGGCAGGAATGGGATGAAAAGAAAAAGATATTCCGAGATCAGCCTAGACATGACTTTACAAGTCACGCTGCTGATGCGTTTAGATATTTAGCTGTTGGGTTGGAGAATCGTACTGTAATGACAAGACCACCACAATCGGTGGCAGTAAATGAGTACAATCCGTTTACGCTATGATGTATGGTCAAGACTATGAAGATGCACTAGAGATGGTGCAGTATAGTGAGCATCATAGAGATTGGGATGACGAGATGATACAGAATTATATTGAAAAACCTTTAGGGATAAGACAGTATAAGATTATGAGAGACGATTTACATGAGCCATTGATGTTTGCGACATGGGCATTTCCTAGTGATGAGCAGGTTGATGAGTACGTTGGAACCAAATATTTTCCTGTTGATGGATACAAGGGAGGTGGCAAAGATGTTTGGTTAGTAGACTTTATTGCAAAAAAAGGTTATACAAGAATTGGATTCCTTGTTTTGAAGAGGATGTTTATGCGAAGTGGCTATAAGAAAGCCTTTTGGTTTAGACCTGAAACTGAGAAGTTAGGGTGGCATACAGTGAAAGGAAAGTGATATGGGTGGTGCTCCAAAGAAAATTGCAAGAGCTACAAAAAAGACTCTTCAGAAAGCTGAAAAGGCTTTAGTTGAACCATTAGAAAGACCTGTAAAAAAAGCTGTTAATGTGGTTGAAAAAGTAGGTGCAGACATAGTTGAGCCTTTAGAAAGACCAGTAAAGAAGTTGACTAGGGAAGTTGTAGAGACTGTAACAGGCACAACTAAAGAAGATTATAGGGCACCAACGCAACCTGAAGTTACACCAGAGGTTACACCTGAAGTTGTTGAAGACGAAGCACCAACAATTACAACTAGGTATGCCACTAGAGGAAAAAGATCAGGGCAGGGTGGTACAATTATGGAAGGCTATGGCGTAGTTACACGACCACCAAGTAAAAGATCAGTAACATAGGAGATTGAAATGTCATTTCTAAGACCAAAGGTTATGGTTCCACCACCACCACCAGTTCCAGAAGAACCTGCTAAAGCAGACTATGAAAAGGCTGCTGCGTTAGCTGGGGAAGCTGAAGCAACAGAAAGAAGAAAGCGTAGAGGTCGTGGTAGTACGATTGTTGCTGGACAGCTAGGCGAAACATCTACGAGTATGAGCAGCACAGGTGGTACACCAACTTTATTAGGATAGAGCTATGATGAATGTCAAAGATATAGTTGCTAGATTTGAACACGTTGAAGGTCAGCGAGATAACTGGAATAATCATTACCAAGAGTTAGCTGACTATATGCTGCCAAGAAAAGCAGACATAGTTAAGAAAAGAAGTCGTGGCGAAAAGAGAATGGAACTTATCTTTGATGGCACGGCTTTACAGTCAGTTGATTTGCTATCATCTAGTTTGCATGGGATGCTGACATCAGGTGCTACACCTTGGTTTCATTTGACAATGAAAGATGAAGAGCTAGGCAGAGACGAAGAAGTACAAAGGTGGTTAGAGGATTCATCACAAAGAATGATGCGTGCTTTTACCATGTCGAACTTTGAAACTGAAGTCCATGAGATGTATGTTGACCTGGTTGTATTTGGCACAGGCTGTATGTTTGTGGAGATGGATGATAAGACATTACGTTTTAGCACAAGACATATATCTGAGTTTTATGTAACAGAAGATCAGTATGGTATCGTTGATACTGTATTTAGAAAGTATGAGATACCTGCAAGGCAAGCTGTACAAAGATTTGGTATTGATAATGTTGGTGCATTTATTGCTAGAACATTTGAGAAGAAGCCAGATGAGAATGTAGAGATACTTCATGTTGTGATGCCAAGAAAAGACAGGGATCCGACAAAGCAAGATAATAAAAATATGCCGTTTGCTTCTATGTATATTTGCATGGAGACAAAGATGATATTGGCAGAGAGTGGTTTCCAGGAACTGCCTTACGTTGTACCACGCTTCTTGAAGGCAACTGGAGAAGTGATGGGGAGATCTCCAGCAATGGTTGCGTTGCCAGATGTCAAGATGATAAATCTTATGTCTAAAACAATCATACAAGCAGCACAAAAAATGATAGATCCTCCACTACTTGTGCCTGATGATGGGTTCCTACTCCCTATACGAACCCAGCCTGGGGGTCTCAACTTTTACAGATCAGGTTCTAGGGATACGATTACACCATTACAAACTGGTGCAAATATACCTATTGGATTAAACATGGAAGAGCAAAGAAGGATGGCTATTCGTTCTGCTTTCTTTGTTGACCAGCTTCTAAGTGGTAGTCAACCTAATATGACAGCGACAGAAGTTATCCAAAGACAAGAAGAAAGAATGAGAGTTATAGGTCCTGTTCTTGGCAGGTTAATGAACGAGATGCTAAGACCTTTGATTGACAGGGCGTTTGCTTTGATGTTGCGTGCTGATATGCTTGCAATACCACCAGAGATATTACAGGGAAGAGATATAGATATTGAATATGTATCACCACTTGCAAGGGCACAGAAGTCTAGCTCTGTTAATGGTGTGATGAGAGCATTAGAAATATTGATGCCACTATCACAATCATTACCTGTTGGTGACCATATAGATCCTGATGGATTGGTTAACTATCTAACAGAAGCATTAGGTGTTCCAAAGAAAGTATTACGACCACAATCATCTATTGATGAGGAAAGAGAACAGCGTGCAATGATGCAAGAAGAGCAGATGCAAAGACAAATGGAGCAAGAAGATGTTGCTACAGTTGGTCAAGCTGCTCAGGCTGTAAGAATGGTGGGTGCAAATGAATGACCAGATAGCACAGCTAAAGGTTATGTATCAGGATACATTTAAGGATAATGCAGGGAAAAAGGTATTGGAGGATTTGGAGTTGCGTTGTAACTGGCGTGCTTCAAGTTATGTAGCAGGAGATGCCAATGCTACAGCCTTTGAAGAAGGTAAAAGGGCAGTCATACTACACATTTATAACATGATGAAAGAGGAGTAAATATGTCAGAACAAGTTGCTGAACAGGTAGCCGAACCAGTACAGCCTACAACGCTGGAAACACCAGCAGAGGTTGCACAAGGTGGGTCTGGTAACAGTTTCATTGAAATGATACCAGAAGAATTAAGGGAGCATCCAAGTTTATCACCAATCAAAGATGTTGGTAACTTGGCTAGAAGTTATGTTAACGCACAAAGGTTAATAGGCAGTGATAAAGTTCCGTTGCCTAAGAATCCAACAGACGAAGATTTAGATAACATTTACAGTAGATTAGGCAGACCAGAGACACCAGAAGGCTATGAACTGCCTGTTGATGGTAATGTTATTACTGAAGATATTGCTAAACAATATGCAGATATTGCACATAATCTAAGGCTTACACCACAGCAAGCACAAGGTGTATTAGATTATTACAAAAGCTCAGTTGCACAAAGTGCAGAATCTGTACAACAGCAAGCAGAACAGCAGGCTGAAGCTACAGCAGCAGAACTCCAAAAAGAATGGGGTCAAGCTTTTGAGCAGAAGGTAACGGCTGCAAAAGAAGTTGTTGAGCAGTTTGGTGGAACAGACCTACTGCAAATGAAGTTGGAAGATGGCACAATGATTGGCAATCATCCAGCTTTTATCAAAGCATTTGCTGCTATGGGTGAGTTTAAGTCTACTGTAACAAGCGAGGATACTGTATCTGAGAACGCTTCAAACAGAGCTTACACACCACAAATGGCACAACAAGAAGTTGATGCAATTATGAACGACAAGACACACGCCTATTGGAATAGAAAGGATCCTATAGGAAGACAACGTGCTGTTGAACGTATGCAAGAATTGATGGGATATATTCATGGCTAATGAAATAACACCACAACAAGATATCCGTTTGGAATGTTTACGGCTTGCAGTTGAGCATGGAACACAAAGAGATGTGTTGCATCCAGAGAAACTTGCTGATATATATTACGAATGGGTTATGCAGGGTAGCTTGGCAACAAGTCCTCAAGACAATCGGAAAGACGATAGCCTAAAGTCGGCTCAAAAAACTAGGAGTGTCCGTAAAGGGTAGCACGCTGCAAACTAAATCAAATGTAACTTTTACGAAGGAGACTTAAATGTCATCACAAGTAACTACAGCATTTGTCCAACAGTATTCTGCTAACGTGCAGATGCTATCTCAGCAGATGGGAAGCCGTCTAAGAGATGCAGTTCGTGTGGAGAATATTACTGGTAAAAATGCTTTTTTCGACCAGGTAGGCGTTGCTACTGCTCAGTTGCGTACCACTCGCCATGCCGACACACCACAGATGGACACACCTCACGCAAGAAGAAGAGTGAGTCTAGCTGACTATGAGTATGCCGATTTAATTGATGACCAAGATAAGGTTAGAATGTTAATCGATCCTACATCTTCTTATGCACAAGCTGCTGCTGCTGCAATGGGAAGAGCAATGGATGACGTTATCATCTCTGCTGCACTTGGTACAGCTTTTACAGGCGAAACAGGCTCAACATCAACATCTTTCCAAGCTGCAAATCAAATTGCAAATGGAAGTGCCGATATGTCTATTGCCAAGTTAATCGAAGCTAAAAAGATTTTAGATTTAGCTGACGTTGACCCATCAATACCAAGATATATTGCTGTTGGTCCTAATCAGATTGAAGCTCTATTAAACACAACATCAGTAACAAGTTCTGACTTCAACACAGTCAAGGCACTTGTACAAGGTGATGTGGATACATTCCTAGGCTTCAAGTTTATCGTAACAAACAGACTATCGATTGCATCTAATATCAGATCATGTTTTGCTTGGGCAGAAGATGGTATTGCTTTAGGTGTTGGAAAAGATGTTTCTGCAAGAATAGATGAGAGAGCAGATAAAGGTTATGCGACTCAAGTTTACTACTGCATGAGCATTGGTGCTACTAGAATGGAAGAAAACAAAGTAGTACAAATCGATTGTGATGAATCAGCTTAAGGGGAGAGTGAATAATGACTACAAAAAATTCAACACTTGTAGCTAACTTTGAAGCTAGTCCTCAAGTTGCAAGTAATGCCCACGAGTTACATGGCGTTGTGCGTGTAGCTCAAGGTACAATCGCATTAGCTGCTGGTGATAGTACAGACAATGATATTGTTATGCTTGCACCAATACCAACTAACGCATCTATCACATCATTAAAGATAGGTTCAGATGCTTTAGGTGGCTCATGTACATTTAACGTAGGTCTATATACATCAGATGGTACAGTTGTAGACGAAGATGCTTATGCAACTTTAGTCGCAGACGAAGGTGCTATGACTGACGTAAGAACCGAAGAAGCTAATATCAACACTGTTGGTCAGCAGATTTGGGAAGATGGTGGTGCATCATCTGATCCTGGTGGATACTACTATGTAGCTGCAACTTTTTCAGCAACTGGTGGTACAGCAGGTGATATGTCATTCATCATAGAGTATGTTGTTAACTAAAACCATTGTGAGGAGCAGTTAATCTGCTCCTTACTTTCAGGAGTTTGATATGCCGTCAGTAGTAGATATTTGTAACGAAGCTATGGATTTACTTGGTGCAGCTACAATAACTGCATTAACGGAAAACTCTAAAGAAGCAAGACTTTGTAATAGAAGATTTGACACAGTAAGAGATGCCGTTCTAAGGTCACATACTTGGAATGTAGCTATATCAAGGGCAACACTAGCAAGAGATAGTGATGCACCTGCATTTGGATTTACTTTTCAATATACATTACCAACAGATCCTTATTGCTTGAGGGTTATTTCTTTTTGGAATTCAAACGTAAACAATGATGTTGCAGCTTATGACAGCAACGTGATGTATAAGATAGAAGGCAGAAAGATACTTTCTAACGAAGGTACTTGTTCTATAATATATTTAGCTAGGGTAACAGACACAGAACAATACGATCCTTTGTTAAGTAGCACGATTGCACATAGACTTGCATCAGAGACAGCTTACGCCATTACAGGCAGTAACGCTTTGGCACAGTCAATGTATTCTTTATATCAGGCAAGATTAAGTGAAGCTAGAAGCATGGATGCACTAGAGGGTTATCCAGAACAACTACAGGCAGATACTTACACAAACGCAAGGTTCTAATATGGCTAGAGTATCGTCTATCATCACCAACTTCAGAGCAGGTGAGATATCGCCACGATTAGAAGGTCGTATTGATTTACAAAAATATAATGAAGCCGTAAAAGACTTAAGCAATATGATTGTATTTCCACAGGGAGGTACAACAAGAAGACCAGGTACATACTATGCAGGTAGTAGTAAAGATGGTGGCAAAGTAAGATTAATTAACTTTGAATTTTCTGACGAACAGGCATATGTACTAGAGTTTGGTGCAAACTATGTAAGGTTCTTCAAAGATGGTGGGATACTTACAGAAGCAACAACAAATATCACAGCAATCACAAAAGCAAACCCAGCAGTTGTAACGGCTGCATCACATGGACTAAGCAATGGAGACAGAGTGTTTATTGCTAGTGTTGGTGGGATGACAGAGGTAAATAATAAAGAGTTTACTGTTGCAGGAGCTACAACAAATACATTTCAGTTGTCAGGTATAAATAGTTCTGCATTTACTACCTATACAAGTGGTGGCACTGTAGGAAAAATAGTAGAAGTTACAACGACTTACAGCGTAACTGATATATTTGAGATTAACTATGCACAATCAGCAGATGTATTGTTTCTTGCACATAAAGACCATGCACCTGCGAAGCTAACAAGAACTACAGCAACTAGTTTTACTTTAGCAGACATAGACTTTGTTGATGGTCCTTGGTTAGATGAAAACATTACAGCGACAACATTATACGCTTCAGCAGACACAGGTTCCGTAACGCTTACAGCTTCTGCTAGTTTATTTGCAAGTTCTGATGTGGGAAGATTGGTTAGGTTTCGTGAGATATTAGAGATACACCATGACGAATGGGCAGCATCTACGAGTTATGCAGATGGTGTTACAGTTCGTTATAATGGTCATGTATATGAGCAGGTAACAGGTAGCACGCAAACATCAGGTAATACACCACCAGTACATTTAGAAGGTACTGAAACATATGGTGCGTTAGATTGGGAATATAAGCATGATGGTACTGGGTACTTAGAGATCACTGCATTTACAAGTGCAACTGAAGTAACGGCTACAGTTAAAAATGCCACAGGTGTTTTGCCAGATCATGTTGTTGGTTCAGGAAATGCCACTAAGTTATGGTCATTAGGAGCATTTGGTGGTGACCAAGGATTTCCTAGAGCTATAGCGTTTTATGAGGAAAGGTTGTATTTTGCAGGTACTGAAGGTCAGCCACAAACAATATTTGGCAGTGTATCTGCTGACTTTGAGAATCATACACCTGGTACAAATGATGATGATGGAATAAATGTTACCATAGCATCAGATCAAGTTAACGTGATAAAGCATCTATTACCAGCTAGATTCCTACAGTTATTGACTACAAGTGCTGAGTTTACCTTATCAGGTGGTGCAGGATCAGAACCAGTGACACCTACGAATGTTAACGTATTACGAGAAACAACTTTTGGTACAGGAACTGTAAGACCACTGAGAGCTGGTAACAGTACAATACTTATACAAAAGGGTGCAGAAAAAGTAAAAGAGATAACCTTTGATTTAGACACAGATGGATTATTAGGTGTTGATTTGACTGTTCTTGCAGATCATTTAGCTAGAGGTGGCTTGACTGACATGGTATGGCAGCAAGAGCCAGAATTACTGTTATGGTTTGTACACACTGATGGAAGGTTAATAGGTCTAACATATGATAGAGCAAACGCTACAGTGGGTTGGCATGAGCATAGTTTAGGTGGCAGTGGTATAGTAGAGAGTATTACAGCTATACCTAGTGGTGCAGAAGACCAAGTTTATCTTAGTGTCAAAAGAACAATAGATGGCTCGACTGTAAGACACATTGTATATCTTAAGTCATTATATTTTAATGATGATGTAGAAGATGCTTTCTTTGTTGATAGTGGCTTGACATATGATGGATCGGCTACAACGACCATTACAAGCCTGAATCATCTTGAGGGTGAAACAGTAACTATTTTAGCAGATGGTGCTGCACACGCTGATAAAACAGTCAGCAATGGTACAATTACATTAGACAGGAGTGCATCTAAGGTTCATGTTGGCTATGGATACACATCATTGCTAGAAACATTGCGTATGGAAGCAGGTGCAGAAGATGGTGTTGCACAAGGTAAAATAAAGAGGATACATGGTGTGACAGCTAGATTCTTTCAGACTGTTGGTGCAGAGCTAGGTCCTGATACGGATAATCTTGACAGATTGCCATTTAGAGATAGTAGTATGGCTATGGATCAAGCTGTTCCTTTATTTACTGGGGATAAAGAAATATCTTTTCCATCAGGCTATGATAATGATGCAAAGATTGTTATAAGGCAAACACAGCCATTGCCAATGACAATATTAGCGATTATGAGAAGGTCTAATACGTTTGATGCTTAAATTTAAGAAGTTTGAAAAAAAAGACTTGGATTTGATTGAAACAAATTTTCATTTTCCAGAAAGCTCAAAAGCAGCTATGATGAAGGAAAGTTGTTTAAGTGCGTACACAGCAATGCAGGAAAGTAGAGTATTTATGATTGGTGGTGTATACGGATTGTGGGAAAATGTAGGTGAAGCCTGGTTTATGATGTCCAAGTATGCTTACGATATGCCGAGATCAGCAGCTAAGTATTCCAGTTTGCTATTAGATCATGTACAAGAAGACAACGATTTAAAGCGTATACAGGCAAGCGTTCATGCAAATGACAAGCAAGCCATAAGATATGTTGAGTGGTTGGGTTTTGAAAATGAAGGTTTAATGAAGAAGTATGGTCCTGATGGATCAGATTATTATCGTTTTGCGAGGGTGGCGTAATGGCAAACAGTATGTATGCAAATGATGCACAGGCTTCTACTTCTAGTGGAGGTGGAGGAGGTGGCTATGGAGGATATGCTGCTGCTTCAGGTCTTGGTGCAATCATGGGATTTAAGGCGAGTCAAGCTGCTGCCAAGCAAGCAAGATTGACTGCCGAGTATAATGCTAAGGTAGCAGAGAATGAGCGAATATTATTACAGCGTTCTGCAAGAGATGAGCAAGTAAGATTGCGTGAAGGCTCAGATAAGTTAATTTCAGCACAAAGAGTAGCTGCTGCTAAATCTGGTGTTGTTGTTGGTACAGGAAGCAACCTGCTTGCGTTGCGAGATACATATATGAACACAGAGATGGATGCTATAGCTATAAGATATGCAAGCAGTATACAAGAACAAGCAAAGACTGCACAAGCAGCTATGATTAGAGCAGAAGGTGCATCAAGAGCATCTGCAATCAAAACACAAGCCTATGCTAATTTGCTTGAGTCTGGTGCTAAAACTGCAACTTTGATGGGATAAGATATGCCGAAGATACCTACATATGACCAACTTGGACAAAGAGTAAAAGCACCTACCACACAGTTTGGTGTAAGGGCAGATACGCAAGCATTTGTTGGTGCCCAATTAGCTACTGCTGATTTGTTTAAAAAGGCAAGTGATTTAGCTCTCGAATTTGGTATGAAGGAAAAAGAAGAAAATACAAAGGCTGCATTTGCTGAATTGAAGACACAGTATAACAATGAAGTAAATGATGTTATCAGAAACAGTAAGGCTAGAAGCACACTAGAAGCTGAAAATGAATTAAAAGACTTTAACAAAAAATTTGAAATAAATTACTCAAAAAAGAATTTAACACCTAATGAGTTAAAATCTATTAAAACACAAATGGTTTTGCATCAAGGTGCTAAGATGCAAGTTGGTAAAAATTTAGCGTTTGATAGAGGTAGAGATTACAATTCTACACTTCATAAAAACGCAAGTGACAATTTGATTATAGAAATTAGCAAACAGCCTATAGGCACTCCTTTGCGTAATGCAATGGAAGATGAGCTAAGAGAAACAATTAAAATAGCTAACGAAAATGGTGAAACTAAAAACTTAACTTATAAAACAGTTGACCAGGCTTTTAATGCTATAAAAATAAATGATTTTACCATTTTGTCAGAAAACGCTCAAAGCATTGAAGAAATAGAAGAATTAAAAAATAATCTTGCGAATGAAAGGTTTATGCCTGAAACAAGCCTTAAATTAAATGCGTTATTAGATGCACAAGAAAAAAGAGTTCATGGCGAATATGCTGATGCTATTACAAGAATGATATTTGTTAGCAATGACAAGGCTTTAACGAATGACAAAGAGTTTGATAAAGCAATACAAACTTTAAATAAATCAGAGCCAATGGAATTTGTAAACGACAAAGGTGTTACAATTAGAGTCAACCCAAAAACATTACCTGTAAATATTTTAGAAACTATAAAAGCAAAAACACAAACAAGAAGAAACGAATTATTATCCAAAGAAATCAATGACATAAAAGTAAGTCTTAGTGCAGAGGTTCAAGGCAAATCTTTGTCTGAATTAACCCAAATTAGAGATAATATAGATGCCACAGGCAAAGATAGGTACAGACCTGAGATTGAAAGTTTTGCTTCTAGGGAGCAAATGAAACAAATTATTAATACAGAAATCAAAGATAAAGCTAAAAGAGCAATAGCAGATTCAATTACAACTATAGACAACATATCATCAGACTTGCGTTCTGATGGTGTTATTAGTGATGATAATAAAAAGAAGATAGATGATGTTTATAATACTTTTATTTTGGCAGAAGAGTATAAAAAAGCAAATGACTTTCAAATGACAGTTAATTCGGAAATAAAAGCATCAAGTGCATTTCAGTCAATTAAATTCAGCAGCAAACAGGCATCAACTGATAAACTTAATGAGTTGAAATTTAATTGGCAAAAGTCTGGCAAAAAAGAAGATGAGTTAGTTTACAATAGTTTTAAGGCACAGGTAGCTGTAAGAGACAAAGAAATAAAAGATGATTTTATAGGTTACTATCAAAGACAAAATCCTAAAGAGGAAATCACAACAGACAAAATGCTTAGTTTGCAAGCTGAGATGGGCATACCTGCTCTTGAGAGAAGGGTTACTTCTAACGCACAATTAACTGCGTTTGAAGCACAGTTTAATGAGCCAGGTATTTCGTATGACCAAAAAGCAAAAATTGGAAATGACTTTATAACAAGTTTTGGTGCCCATCAAAACAAAGTTTTACGTCATTTAATAAACACAGGGAAAATAACAACTGTAGATAATCTTTTGCTTGCATACCCAAATGATGTAAGGATTAAAGGTGTTATAACTGCCAACACACCAGCAAATATAAAATTAAATAAAGATTCAGTACAGGGTGTTCCAAAAGCTGACAGGGAAACTGTTAGTTCTGAAATGTCTACATTATTCAGTGATTATTCTATAAGTATAGTTGGTGGTGGGTTTGATGATGTTCTGAGTGGTGGTTTTACTAAAGGCAGAGCCAATCACATACAAAATCTTAGAGGTATAGCAATTAACACAGCTAACTATTATTTAAGAGAAGGTTTGGTTTCTGATCCTACAGAAGCAGCAAAAAGAGCATATAATGAAGTTGTTGGAAATCATAACACATTTGTACAGGTAAATAATATTCCAGTTAGGTTTGGTATAGAGTACGAGCCTGTGGCTAATTCTTTAGCTGATATTTTAGAAACATCTATAATTTATAATGTTGACTATTTAAAAGAAACTGTAGAAGCACCACCTGCACCACCAGGATTAGATGATGCAGCAAAAAGCAAATGGCAAGAACAATATTATACAGACTTAAAGTCAAGAGGTACTTGGAGAACAACAACAGATGGTACTGGTGTGTATATGGTAGATCAACTTGGTAACATGGTAAAAAGAAAAGATACAGCTATGGAACCTGGGGAAACAGGTGGGATGGCTCCATTTATAACTGTTAAGTTTGATAGTTTGGCTTTAACATTAGAAAAATATAACGAAATACAAACTGGGCAAGGAACAATACAAGCAAAGAAAACAAGATTGATCGATCATTTTAAAACAACTGGGCAGTTATTCTAATGGTTGGAATGTATATACCAGAACAGACGGATGATCCTAATTTAACTAATCAATATTTTGATCTAGCCAAAGCTGGTACTTTAGATGTTTTGGGTGCGACATTTCAAGAAACAATGTATTACAATCCATTAAACGCCTTAAATAGATTGGCAGAACAGTATACTGGGAAAGCAGATGCAGGAAAAGTAATATCTAAAGATGATTGGAAAGAAAGCGAATATTATAGAGATGGTATACAGGTTGATGACAACGGCATCAAAGAAGGATTAGCACAACTCTTAGCCGAAAGAGTTGATAGAAGGCGTGAGTTCCAAATAACTTTACAAAGGTCTAAAGGTGGTTTTGGCTTGGGTGCTGCTCAATTTGGTGTTGCTATAGCTGGTAGTTTTCTTGATCCGTTAAATGTAGCTAGTGCGTTCATACCTGCCCTTGGTCCAGCTAGAGTTGCATCAATGGCAGCTAAAATGGGTAAAAGTGGAGCAAGAGCAGTAAAAGGTGCTGTAGATGGTGCTGTTGGTGCTGCCGTATTAGAGCCATTAATTATAGGTGCTGCTGCTGCTGAGCAAGATGAAAGCTACACTTTATTAGATAGTTTCTTAAATGTTGCTATAGGTAGTGCATTAGGTAGTGGACTTCATGTGGGATTTGGTAAGATATCA